ACATCAGCACCAACTACATCTGATTATGTAGAATCTGTTGCTGGTTCTAATGACGAAATGCACATTGTTGTTATTGATGAGGACGGATTGTTTACTGGTTCAGCAGGAACAGTTTTAGAAACATATGGTTTTGTTTCAGCCGCATCAGACGCAACAATCAATGGTGTTACAAATTATTATAAACAAGTAATTTTTAATAACTCCAAGTATATCTACTCAATGGATCCTATTGATTATGCAACAACGAATTCTACTTGGGATAGAACTGCCGCAGGTAGAGCTTTTGCAAGGCCACTGACAAACATAACACGACCTTTGACTGGCGGTGTTACAACAGCACCAACTGATAGTGACATAATTTCTGGATATGATTTATTTGCAAATAAAGAATCTATCGATATTTCATTAGTATTGACTGCTGCACATAGTGTTACAGTTCAACAAACTGTAATCGACAATATTGCAATTGGTAGAGCAGATTGTGTTGCATTTATTTCTCCAAGAAAAAGTGACGTTGTTAATCAATCCGGAAATGAAAGCACAAATATTATAAATTGGTTAACTTCATTAAGTAGAACATCGTCTTATGTTATGGCCGATTCTGGTTGGAAATATCAATTAGACAAATATAACAATGTATATCGTTGGATACCATTAAACGGCGACATTGCCGGTTTGTGTGTATACACCGATAACATTCGTGATCCATGGTTCTCACCAGCAGGTTTCAACCGTGGTGCGATTAAAAATTCTATTAAATTATCATGGAATCCAACTAAGCCATTCCGCGATTTACTTTACAAAGCTGGTGTCAATTCAGTTGTTTCTTTTCCTGGCCAAGGCACGGTATTATTTGGAGACAAAACTTTATTGAATAAACCTTCTGCATTTGATAGAATCAATGTTCGTAGATTGTTCATCACATTGGAAAAATCTATCGCACAAGCTGCCAAATTTTCAATGTTTGAATTGAATGATGAATTTACAAGAGCACAATTTGTTGCACTCGTAACTCCTTTCTTGCGCGATATTCAAGGTCGCCGTGGTATCACAGATTTTAAAGTTGTTTGTGATTCAACAAATAATACACAACAAGTTGTTGACAGCAACCAATTCGTTGGTGACCTTTACATCAAGCCAGCTCGTTCAATCAACTACATTCAGTTGAATTTTGTTGCTATTGGAACCGGCGTTGATTTCGTGACAATCGTTGGTGCAGCTTAATAAATAAAACGATAATAGGAGAAAACAATGGCATTTAATGTAGCAGAATTCAGAGCTAATATGATTGGTGACGGTGCTCGTCCTAATCTATTCTCTGTTTCTTTAATATTTCCAACAAGTGTATCAAACGCTACAGCTGCTGGCCAAAAAATAACTTTTTTGGCTAAAACAGCTCAATTACCAGGTTCATCAATCGGTACAGTTCCAGTATTTTATTTTGGTCGTGAAATGAAATTTGCTGGCAACAGAACTTTTGCAGACTGGACATTAACAATTATTAACGATGAAGATTTTGTTGTTAGAAATTCTTTAGAAAATTGGATGAATTCAATTAATAGTCATGCAGGTAACGTTAGAAATGTTGCAGCACAAAATATTAATGGATATGCTGTTGACGCTAATGTGATTCAATATGGAAAAACTGGCAACGAATTGAAAAAATATAAATTTGTTGGCGCATTTCCATTAGACTTATCTCCAATCGATTTAGATTGGGGATCAAATGACGCAATTGAAGAATATACATGTACTTTTGCTTACCAATTCTGGGAAACAAATACAACAACTTGATATATGCGGGAGGCTCAATAGGGTCTCCCATGTTTTTTTGATTTTATAATTACACACAAATATGGCAAACAACACAAATAAATTTTCACTTTTTGGTTTTACAATTTCTCGTGCTAAGAACGAGGAAGATGATGCCGTTCAACAATCATTCGCGCCGCCCACCCAAGACGATGGTGCATTAACTATTACATCTGCCGCTTATTACGGCACATACGTTGACCTTGATGGTACCGCAAAAAATGAGGTAGAACTCATTTCTCGTTACCGTGAAATGGCAATGCAACCTGAGATTGAATCTGCGATAGATGACATAGTTAATGAAGCTATTGTACAAGACGATGATGGTAAAATAACACAAATTATTTTAGATGATTTAAAAGTTACAGACAAGATTAAAAAATCCATCAAAGAAGAATTTAATACTGTTTTGCGTATGTTGAGTTATCAAAACATGGCTCAAGATATTTTTCGCCGTTATTATGTTGATGGTAGAATGTACTACCACATTATTATTGACCGTGAAAATCCACAAGAAGGCATCAAAGAACTTCGTTACATAGACCCACGTAGATTACGTAAGGTTCGTGAAATAAAAAAGCAAAAGGATGAAAGAACTGGTGCAGACATTATGGAACCAGTCAATGAGTACTATATTTACAATGACAAAGTTGTTAGTGGTAGTGCATCAAATTTTGGTCCTGTCGGTGTTCGCATTACAACAGATTCTATTATTTCCGTGGTATCTGGTCTTATGGATTCTCGCCGCGCGGTTGTTCTAAGTTATTTACATAAAGCAATCAAACCACTAAATCAGTTACGCATGATAGAAGATGCAACTGTTATTTACCGTATATCAAGAGCTCCTGAACGCCGTATTTTTTATATTGATGTTGGAAACTTACCTAAGTTAAAAGCAGAACAATACATGCGTGATATTATGGTTAAGTATAAAAATAAACTTGTTTATGATGCTAATACAGGTGAAGTACGTGATGACCGTAAATTTATGTCTATGATGGAAGATTTTTGGTTGCCACGTAGAGAAGGCGGCAAAGGTACAGAAATCACTACGTTGCCTGGTGGTCAAAACCTAGGTGAGTTGGAAGACGTTAAGTATTTTCAAAAGAAACTCTATGGTGCGTTATGTGTTCCAATTTCTAGATTAGAACCTAACCAAGGTTTCTCACTTGGCCGTTCATCAGAAATTACAAGAGATGAGTTAAAGTTCTCCAAATTTGTGGACAGATTAAGAAGTAAGTTTTCCGAAGTATTCAACCAAGCATTACGTGTACAATGTGTATTAAAAGGAATTTGTACAGATGAAGAATGGGAATTATTCAAAGAAAACATTCATTATGATTTCATTAAAGATAACAATTTCTCCGAATTAAAAGAAGCCGAATTGATGTCACAAAGATTAACGTTGTTGCAATCAGTTGATCCATATACAGGCCGTTATTTTTCACAAAAATGGATTCAACAAAATGTGTTGCGTCTAACAGATGATGAGATTGCCGAAATGGATACTGAGATTGAAAATGAAAAAGAAATGGGACTTGGCTTGCCAGTTTCAGTAACAAACGATGTTGCACAACAACAAATGATGGGTCAAGTTCAGACAGATCAAATGGTAAAACAGGCTGAGCTCATGCCTGATACCGCAACATCTGGTGATTCTGGTTCTACTGGTGGTAGTTCGACGCCAAAAAATAAACCAAACTCAAAAAGTTCTGGTGGTTCTAAATCAATTAAGGGTGATCTTAGTTTAGAAGAAATCGAAACAACGTTTACAAGACTGAAACGCATTTTATAATTAGGAGATAACAATGGAAAATTCAAGAGAAATCATAGATTACGCAGAAACAGATAACGCAAATGAAATGCGTAATGCATTATATTCTGCTTTACACGATAGAGTTATGTCTCATATCGAAACACACAAAGTTGAAATTGCAAAACAACTAATGAATTCAAATGATGCAACTTCCGAAAATGAAGTTGTATATGCAGACGAACCTGCTACAACCGAAACTGAATAATTTTGACATTGGTATAAATATTATTCAAACATAACAGGAATTACAAATGGCAAATAAATTTTCATATCAAGTACTAAAAGATGATACTCAACATGCAGTCATCAAAATTACTGGTGAATTTGATGGTACTGGCCAAGAAAATAATGTGGCCAGAATCCAAGCAAACACTTTATATGGAGCTCTAGATTATTCAAAAGCAAACCTATTATCGTCAACTGCAAATACAGGACCATTATACTATTACGGCCTAATGGTAAACCGTTTATGGTATGATACTGATACCGGAGTAGGAGATGTACAATTGTATTGGTCAAATACTAGAAGTTCTTTGGCAAATTCAGGTGTACCAATTATGTTATTGCAGGGTAACGGAGAATATGACGGCAACGGAAATTGGATTACCATTAAAAATCCAAC